CGTCAGAAGGTTCTGGTCAAAAGGATGATGTTCCTGCTATGCTAATGGCAGGTGAATTTGTCTTAACAAAAGACGCAGTTAAAGGCTTAGGCAACGGAGATTCCAATCGAGGGATCGAAAGGGCTTACAAGATGATGGATAGTCTGGAGCGGAGAGCGTAATGGTTACAACGTCAGAAACAATTGCTCGCAGAGCCCCATATATAGAAGCCCGCGAAAAGGCTCTATTTGACGAACTGTTTGGAAATTTTGACGAAGCATCAGGCACCTTTAGTGGCGGTCTGTTGGATGCGGGGTTATACCCAGACCTCTTCACAATCCCACAATATGAAATTGCAGGCCAGACGGGTCGTGACCCTGAAACAAACGCGATAACTGGCATCCAGTATGATGACGAAGGCAACGTTGTTGAGGGCACAGGACTTGGTGCAGAGACCTTTGCATCGCAGGTCATGGCAACTGATGCAAACAAAGATGGCATTCCTGATTGGCTGGGCCGAGCGCAGCAGTATTTTGATAGCGGCGAAGATTTGCTTGGGATTACAGAGGGATCTGAAGGTGCAAAGCAACAGTTTGAAGACGCAGCAGACGTTCTGAAAGACGCTAAATCATACTATGGCGATGTTGGTGCGACAGATCAATCAGCAGTAGATCTTCTTCAATCTGGTACAGGTATATACGACCCTAGCAGTACGGATTACGGCGTTTCTAAGTTCATGTCTGGTTACACTGATGATGTTCTTGACGAAGTCGAAAAAGACATCGAACGCCAAGGCGCAACTGCTCGTAACCGTGCAGCGGCACAGGCAGCTAAAGCTGGTGCGTTTGGTGGATCTCGCCAAGGTATTCAAGAGGCTGAGATCGAACGCAACATTCTAGACGCTAAAGCAAAAGCCTCTGCGGACCTAAACCAAAAAGCATATGACCAAGCATTGCAGGCATCTATGGGTGCATATGAAAAAGGTCAAACTCGCGACCTAGAGGCAGGACGCCTTATGGGCGGGCTGGGCCAGTCATACGGCAGCATTGGCACATCTATGGGCGGATTGGGCGCACAGCAAGCAGGCGCAGCAGGTACTGCAGCAGATATTGGTCGCGTATATTCATCTCTATCTCCAGCGGATCTGGCGTTTATGACAGGTGTAGGTCAGCAAGAGCGCCAATATCGTCAAGATGTTATCGACACAGAGCGTATGGAAGGGTTGCGCGCAACTGAGCAAGCTATGTATCCAATTAACGTAGCAATGGGTCTAATGCAGGGCACTCCATCTGCAAGCATTTCAAGTCAGTACACAACAAATTATGCACCGAGCCCAAACCCAATGGTATCAGGTCTTGGCGCATATACCGCGATGCAAGGCATTAATCAGGCAGGATAGGACAAAACATGGCAGGAAGAAACGTAGCTAGAGGATCTCGCGGTTCAACACCATTGCCAGGAGTTTCTCGTTCAGCGAGTGGGCTTGCCAGCTTATTTGCAGAAGAAGGTCCTGGCGCGGCTATGCCGAGTAAAGCTTTTGTAGAAGAGCTTGCAGGTATTAGGGGTAGGTACGAAGATTCTGCGAGAGTAAATGACTACATTCAATCTGCTCTTGGCACAGAAAAAAAGCGGATAGCTAAAGAGAACAACCCTAAAGGCCTTGAGCGTTTGCTTAATGATTTGAGATCACAGCAAGGTTTTATAAAACCTGGCATGCAAGCGGGTGATCGATATGCAAAGCAAACGAGTCCTCTTTTTGCAAGTCCTGAATCAAACATGACTCTTCCAGAGAAAAAGTCTTTGTATAAATCAGCAGCCGAGCGGCTAGGTGTCTCTAGACCAGATTCTCCTATGACTTTAGGCGTGGGTGCCAACGAGCTTAGTCCGTTGGATATGATTGCTGAGAACTTACAGAAAGCTCAATCCGCAAAGGCCAAGCAGAAACCTGCTATGTCTGGTGCGGGTGATGAAGCGGCAGCGCAAAGCATGCTCGCAGATAAAAAGGCCGCGCAAATAGAAAGCAATGTTAGAGACGTTCTGTCTCAAAAAATGGATAGGGACAATCTAGCCAATCTTGGGACTGGAGATGCTCAAACCGCAACAGAAGACACATTTATGGGTGGTATGTCTGAGGTTTTTAAGGCTTTGGAGAAGCCAGTGCCAGAGATGGGGGACCGTAAGGAGTTGCTGCAGAAATACATGGATGAGTTTTCTGAAGCGACAGGCATTCCTATAGGCGGAAAAGTTGATAAAAGCCAAGCACTTATGGCAATGGGCCTTGCTCTTATGCAAAACCGCGCGGGCAAAGGTTTTAACGTTGGAAATATCTTGTCATCAATCGGCGAAGCAGGAACGGCTGCAATGCCTTACCTTACAAAAGCTAAAGATGAAGCAAAGCAAGCTCGCCTAGCTGCAGGTAAATATGCTTTGGCGCAAATAAAATCTGATGAAGATGCAAGAACTGCCATTCAAGCTTCCAATGAAGCTTTAAAAAGAGAGCTATTACTTAAAGATTTAGAATTCCAACAAGAACGGCAACTTCAAATTGAAAAAGCAAGATTAGAGGGAAATGAGCCTAAACTCGCTGAAGCTCTTAAAAACACAAAGCAGCAATCAATTGAGATCGGCGGGTCAAAATTTGAAATTGGATATGGGCGTGACGTCGAGTCTGGAGGGAAAACTGTTTTTAGCACCCCAGAACCAGATGCCAGAATGGTAGCCAAGGCCTACAAGAAAACAGGTCAGGGAATTAACACCCTTCGGCAAATGGAAGATGTTCTGACTCAAATCAGAGATGCAGGTGGTCAGTTGGGTGGCTCTGCGTTGCAGGGGGCCACAGAAAGTCTCATATCTATCGGCAACTCTATGGGTATGAACTTGCAGTATCCTAGCGGTGGAGAAGTGGCACTAAGATCTCAATTTGATGTCCTAAAAAGCAGAGTTTTGCTCGAATTTAAAAAATTTATGGCACAAGAAACAGGAAACGGCATTTCTAATGTAGACGTAAAAAATCTCGATACAGCGCTAGGTGATACTACTACATATTTTGAAGATCCAGAACGCGCATTAATGTCAGTTGGAGCGGTTTTGGAAATGTTTGAGAATTCTAGAGCAGAGCTAGATCCACTCGTAGATGATTTTATGAATAGAAGATTTTATTCCGATAATGAGGCTGGAGACAAAGCTTATAACTATGTTGTAGACATGTTTTCTAAGAATTTTTCTAACGTAAGTTTAATTACGCCTACTGTCGTTGAAGGCGAAAACGGTGAGACGTACATAGATTACGACATACGAGGAATGTAACTCATGGGTTTCGTAAACGTACAGACTGAAGATGGCACATTAAGATTTCAAATTGAAGGTGATAGGCCTACGGCACTAGAACAGTCACGGATTCAGCGAATTATAATGAACCAAGCGCCCAAGCGAAAAGAGGCTGCTCAAATCAAAAAAGATGAAAAGCTGTTTGACAGAGCAACTGGCATCAAGGATGTCGAACTTCGTCGCAAATTAGCTCGTGCAGAAAACGCAGATGAAGAAGTCTTGGCCCTAAAAAGCATGGGCTTGAACGAGGGAGACTTCACTCGTGATCCACGCGGAAACTTAGCCCTCACACCTGAGGGCGCAAAAAAGTTTGGTGTGGAAAGCGACAAGAACGTTATCATCGACGAGCGAGGTTTGAGCCGAGCAGACTTTGCTGATTTATCGGACTTGGGTCGCGAACTGGCTGGCGGTATAGGTGGCGCACTTATAGGTCAGGCAGCGATTCCTATCCCCATTATTGGTGCGATGGTCGGCGCTGCGGCAGGCACAGGTGGTGCAAAGCTATTAGAAGAGGCCCAAGAAGTTATTGAGGGGACTCAAGGCCAGACTGCGGGAGAAGTATTTAAAGACGCAGGTAAAGAGGCTGCAATCGCTGGCATTGGTGAGGGCGCGGGCCAAGTTATATTTAAAGGTATCGGTAAGTTATTTGGCAGAACAGGAACGAATGTAACTGACGAGCAAGTAAAGCTCGCAGGGACGTCCATGAGAAAGTACAAGATAACTCCCACTCTTGGTCAAATTGGTGCTCCTAGCCTTCTTGCTCGACAGCAAGGAATGACAGAAAAAGTTTTGGGGACATCGCCCCGTTTGCGTGCCAATCACGAAGCAATTTTGAGTAATCTTGAGAGACTCAAATCAGATTATGGCGCATCAGATATAGCAAGCACAGCAGATGTTTTAGTTTCTGCAGCAAGGTCTGGAAACACAAAAGTACTTGATGACTTCACAGCAGCGAGAGAAGGGCTGTTGGACAGTTTTAAAGAAGCCAACAAAGCATTGGGTGCGGCTACAAAAAAAGACGCGGCTATCGATGACGATCTCTACAAAGTATTGCGTGAAGCGTATGTAAAATTTGATGAAAGCATGCAGTCTGAATTCGCAGCTATCAACGCACTAATGAAGGACGCTGACCTAAGTGATATTGCAGCGTTTAGCGTCAGAGACATTAAAGAAGATGCAGCCCAGCGCCTCAACCAGTTTAGAGGTGAGGGCGATAAAGCTATCGTTAGCCAAGGCAACCAAGCCACAGCGATGGAAATGCTTGAGAAGCTCACAAATCTACCAGATGACGCAAGTTTCGCGCAAATATATCGTGCTCGCAAAAACTTGAATGATGCTTGGATGCCTAGCGCCATGCGCGGGGGTGGGTCTTCAAACATCGACTCGGTCAAAGATGAATTTTTGACACGTCTAGACGACAAGCTTCGAATCAAAGAAGTCGAGAAGGCTCTAAAGCGAAAGCCCATGCTTGATGCGGGGATGCGAGGAAACACACCAGAGGCTGCGGCAAAGAGAGCGGCCTATCGTGCAGCATCTCGACAGTTAACCCCAGCAAGAAAAGCTTTTGCTGAAGGCCGCAAGCAGTTTGAGAACTTACACAGCCAGATTGGTTTGCGTGTTCTTGCAAACGACGTAAAGAACGGCGTCACACCTGATGTCGCGGGGGCCGCATCATCTTTGATCAAAGCAAACAACCCTAAGGTCTTGCGTGATGCAGCCGAAGCTGTTGGCGGTGAATCTGTGTTCAACCCCATCAAGGCCCGTATGGCAGGCGAGTGGCTGCGATCAACATTGAAGTCATCTTTGAAAGACAACGACCCCACAAAACTGAGTATGAAGAAGTTCAGAGATAAAGTTGATGACTTAGGGTCAACTGCAGATGAACTGTTTGGCAAAAATGTAGGCGAAGTTCGTCGATTGGCAAACCAACTGGCAACCCTAGACCTTGCGAACATCACTGACAAGATGGTCACCAATTTTATACAAGAAGGCGCAGATGATTCTGCGGTTAGCTTGTTGCGTAAATTTAAACAAGCTGCAGATGACAAGTCATTATTTGATAAGAGCCAGACGATGAAGGCTCTTAAAAGCGGTACACTTACACCAGAAGACGCTGCAAATGTCATTGCGTCTAAAGGGACAAAGTCTACAGAAGTTGATGCACTTGTTAAAAACTTTAAAGACCCAACAGACATAAAAAAAGTGCAAGCATTTTATATGGACAATATTATTGGTGACTTTGGAGACACATTTTTGACCGACCCTAAACAGTTCAAACTGTTTGGTCAAAAACTTCAAGACGAGTTTGACTCGGGAAGATTGACGGCAGTATTTGGTAAGGAAATGGCTGACGACATGGATGAGTTTGGTCGCGTCATGGTGTTTAACTCAAAAGCTGCAGAGGGTGGTGATTTGGTTGCATCTAATATTGCGGCAAAGCCACTTGAAAATCTTGGAAAAATTCTCAAATTTGGTCTTTTAGGACAACTTTTTTCATCAGCACCTCATTACAAATTTGTTTTAAATGAGTTTGACAAGCTAAGTGGCAACTTGCCTGCAAAAACAAAAGCAGAGGCGTTTTTAAGTATTATCGCAAACTCTATCTCTTCATTTATGTCGCAGGGACCAGGGCAAGTAATACAAGAGGGGGTTCAAGAAGGGTCAAGAGCGGCTCAGGGATTAATGCAACAAGCAAAGGCTGAGATGGGATCAAGGCAGAAGCCTCAGACAACGCCTGCACCTACACCTGTTCCCCAAGTTCGCCCTGCATTAGATCCTCAACAGGCGGCTGCCCCACAGCCACAGAAGCCCATGGGCATGATGGGTATACGTGAACGAGCAAAAGGCGATCCAAATGTCGCCCTCGCATTGCTTGGTGGTTTAGGAAATCAGGAAATACTTAATCGTCAATAACGGAGTTTAGACCGTTGTATTGTGCCACATTTCGTGGCGTATTCAACCTTACTTCTTCGTAATGATTGTCTACCATCAGCGATAACTGTTGAGAGATGTTCCGACGTTCCATCTCTGCGATCTTGACTATCTTTTTATATGTGTCCAAGCTAACGCCAATGGACTTGTATTTAGCAGGCTTTGGCACTAGAATCTCTCCCATAATGTTACCAAAAACAACATACAATCCCAAACGATCAAGGTCAAGATCGAAGTACGGGAATAAGAAAACCGTCGTCAACGGAATCAAGTTTGACTCTAAGTGGGAGTCACAAAGGTATCTCTATCTTGTGTCGCTCGAACGCGCAGGACGCGTACAAAATCTTGTACTTCAACCCAAGTTTCCAATAGAAATGAATGGTCACAAAATCTGCACATACATAGCTGATTTTGAATATGACTTAGAGAATTTAGATGGCACTTGGGAGCATATTATTGAAGATGCCAAAGGTGTGGAAACCCCTGAATTTAAACTAAAAAAGAAGATGATGAAGGCTGTCCACAACATTGATATATTTTTATCTAAAAAAAGTGGTTGACATGTAAAATTATTTACCCCATGTTTAAGGCTCTAGAAACAAAACATGGTGAATATTATGGACAGTATCAGTCTGTTTGATAAACGCGTTGAGCTCAAAAATAAGATCGATGATCTAAAAGCAGAGCTCAAGAGCGTAGAGGAAAAGCTCTCAGAAACATTTATGCCAGCCGCAAAGGAAGCACTGAACGCTCAGGGCAAAGACTTTGGAACTGCGCATTTCATTTCTGGGAACAACAAGTTCAAAGCGGTTGTGCGCAAGAAAGTAACATGGGACCAAAACCAACTTCGCAATGTCTTTAATGCGATGGACCCTGATGACGCGGCGCATTACGCAAAAGTAACGTTCGCAGTAGAAGAGCGTAAATACACTACAGCACCACCTGCAATCAGGTCACTACTTGAGGAATGCCGCACTGTAGAAGTCGGCGGTTTCTCTCTAGAATTGGAGAAGTAAATGCCACTAAAAATTATCACAGCAGACGAACGTCTGGCAGAAAAGCGCGGTCACAAGATCGTAATTTGCGGTCAGAGCGGTGTGGGTAAAACCACACTTGCTCGCACCCTTCCTGAGGGCACCGCTTTGTTCATGGATCTAGAAGCAGGGGACGCTGCAATTGAGGGACACAAGATCGATGTGATCCGCCCAACAACTTGGGCAGAGTGTCGTGACATGGCGTGTTTCTTGGGCGGACCAAACCCTGCACTCGCAGAGGATCAGCCATATAGTCAGGCGCACTATGATTATGTTGTGCAAACATATGGCGACCCAGAAGAAAATGAATTGTCAAAGTACGAGACAATCTTCATTGACTCAATCACAGTCGCAGGTCGCATGTGCTTTCAGTACTGTCAGCAACAGCCAGAGGCTCGCTCTGAACGCACTGGAAAGTTAGACACTCGTGCGGCCTATGGCATGCACGGACGCGAAATGCTCGCATGGTTGACCCACCTGCAGCACATTCGCTCAAAGAACGTAATCTTCGTCGGCATTCTTGATGAAGCCACAGACGAATACGGTCGCAAGCAATACGCCCTTCAAATCGAGGGCAGTAAAACTGGGCGTGAATTGCCAGGTATTGTTGATGAAGTCATCACAATGGCAATCATGTCTGGGGAAAACGGACCATATCGCGCATTTGTGTGTGGGCCGTTGAACGAGTGGGGATACCCCGCCAAGGACCGCTCAGGTAGACTGGACCTGATCGAAGAACCAAATCTTGGGAAGCTTATCCACAAGATGACAAACAGTCAGAAGAAAAACTCTCTAGAGTTTACAAACCCTACAACTGAAGGATCATCAACCGATGCTTAATTTTAACAACGTTCCCGTATCAGAAGCTCCAAAAACGGAGTTCTCTTTAATCCCAGACAACACCATCTGTCGTGCAGTAATGGTCGTCAAAGTACTGGACATCGAAATCCCAGAGTTTGGCGCAGGTACATGGTTCAAGCAATCACAGACTTCCAAAGCGAAGTGGATGGAGCTTGAACTAACCGTAGTTGGTGGGGAGTTTGACCGCCGTAAGTTTTGGCACAAGATCTTCGTCGATGGCGAAAAACTTGGCGAAAGCGGTATGCCAGTTGCAAAAGAAATTGGCTTACAACAACTGCGCAAAATCATCGACAGCATGCATGGGCTTGACCCATCAGACATGTCAGAGGCAGCGCAGCAGCGACGTAATATCTCAGGTGTGAACGACTTGAATGCAATGGAAATTTGCGCTAAAGTTGGGATCAAGAAAGGTACCAATGGTTATGCAGATCAGAACCAATTAAAGGTAGCTTTGACACCAGCGGATACTGGCTACATCGCAGCAGGTCAGATTCCGCCGCAAACCACTCCAAGTGGTGCGCAGTCCGCTCCAGCAGCGCAACCGTCAAACGGTGCGGTGCCAGCATGGGCAAACAGATAACTAGAGGCAAGGGTCGCACCAAGATCCTCTAGACCACTGATGGGGGGCAGTGGGCCCAACTCCCCCCAAATTTCTAGAAAAAAATGGAGACGGACATGATGCTGCGCCCTTATCAAAAGGCAGCTATCGATGATGCCTGTAAGGCACTCGACAAGCGAAAAAATACAATCGTTGTTGCCCCCACAGGGGCGGGCAAAACGATCATGCTCTCAGCGTTAGTCGGCAAGCGATATAAAAAGGGCAATAAGATCCTTGTCCTACAGCACCGCGACGAACTGGTCGAGCAGAACAAATCAAAGTTTGAAAAGATTAACGACCGTATTGTTACCAGTATTGTTAATGGTACTATTAAGGACTGGAATGGAGACGCCGTATTCTCCATGGTTCAAACAATGTCGCGCGAGAAAAATCTAAAAGCGCGACCAAAGTTTGACATGGTCGTCGTTGACGAAAGCCATCACGCAGCAGCCGATACATATTTACGCGTCATTAACGCGGTCAAAAAAGACAACCCACGCGCAGAGATTATAGGCTTCACCGCTACGCCAAACCGTGGCGATGGCAAGGGGTTGCGCCAAGTATTCAACAACTGTTCACATCAGATCGAAATCACGACTTTAATCCGCGAGGGGTTTCTTGTGCCACCTCGCTCATTCACGATGGATTTGGGCCTCACAGGTCAGCTTGAGAAAGTCGGCATGAAGGGCAAAGAGTACGACATGAACGAGGTCGAGGCGATCATGAACAGTGACGTCATCAACCACCGTGTCGTTGAGGAATGGAAGAAACACGCAGGTGATCGCAAGACCGTTGTGTTCTGCAGCACAATTAAACACTCAGAGGATCTGCTCGCAGAGTTCCTGAAAGAGGGTATCAATGCAGCAATGGTCACAGGCGATACACCAAAGGACGAACGCGCAGAAACGCTCCACAATCTAGCCCACGGCGATGTACAAGTCGTTGTGAACGTTGCAGTGCTTACAGAGGGGTTTGATGCCCCGCCCGTCTCTTGCGTCGTCCTCACGCGCCCCTGCTCTCAAAAAGGCACAATGGTGCAAATGATCGGCAGAGGGTTGCGCACAATAAACCCTGAAGAATTTCCTGGGGTGCGAAAAGAGGACTGCATTGTGCTCGACTTTGGCACAAGTATCTTGACCCATGGATCGCTCGAAGAGAGCGTAAATTTGGACGACAGAGAAAAAGACGAAGGCCTTGCGCCGACTAAGATGTGTCCAGAATGTGATGCGGTCGTCCCCATGGGCACGAAGGTTTGTCAGTTCTGCGAGCACGTATTTGAACCCGCAGAGAAAGATGAAAAGTCAGCGCTGTCAAAATTTGAGATGACAGAGTTCAACATTTTGGAAATGTCTCCATTCCGTTGGATCGATCTCTTTGGCGACAACAGCCTGAAGATGGCGCAAGGCTTTGACGGATTTGTAGGTGTTGCCAACACAAGTGAATGCGCAATCGCATTTGGTAAGGCGGCAAAGGGAAAAGTAAGGATTTTATCTGTAGGTAAGGCAGCACAGGCAACTGCAGCAGCGGACGACTTTCTGCGCGAGATCACAGAGGACGACAAAGCCGCGAGAAAAACAAAGCGGTGGCTAGATCAGCGCCCAACACAAAAGCAAATAGATCTGCTACGCAACATGGGCATCACAATCAGCGCATTTGATTTCTCTTGGACCAAATACAGAGCAGCATGCATGTTGAGCTTTTTGTGGAACCGTAAGGTTATCGAATATCAAGTAGGGAGTCATTTGGATGGTTAAGGACGTAAAAACACGTTGGGCAGTTTATGACGAAGGCCTAAAAATTTGGTATGATGGCGAACTGGTTGCAAAAATTGACCCATCAGAATTTCAATATCTTCTTTCTGAATTGGCTGTATACTTGAGGCACTCCAATGCTGAAAGGAAACAAAATGAATGAGGAATATGATGTCAATGTAGTTTATGCGAAACAAAGAAATGAGCACGAAATCTACTCAGAAGAAACAGACTTTACACTAAAGGTAAAAGACATCGAGGGGGTTCAAGACGCTGTTTCAGATCTTGTTGACCAAGAGATAAGATCATCCGATGATGTAGTTATCTTTGGGAGTGTTACCATAACGATCAGCGATTCGCATCAACTTGTGATGTATTTTAGAAATCAGAATTATGATGAAGAAACCGCAGATGACCTTATGGACCTGCTAATAACAGATGAGGAGACTATGCATTGACAGTAGAATCAGCACCAAAGCCAATCGAAGAGTTGGCATTTATATTGGGTAAATTTGGATGGGACACAAAGTTTAGTGATTTGTCAGAGGATCAGGTTCATGTCCTCGTATTTGCCCTCCAAGAGGCAAAGCCACTATCAGAGGAGATCAGCGTTGGAAAGCTCGAAGACAAATACTTTAAGTCAACAGGCACTTTCCCATCTACAAGTATCCCGTTCTGACCCCACAACTGAAGCTATCGCGAAAGCAATAGATGATGGGATCAAAGCACAGGAGCGTAAAAGGGAGAAACGAAAGTATCTAGGCGCGTCTAGCATTGGCGACGAATGCGGTCGAAAGATCCAATATAGATACATGAACTATGCTGAAGATGAGGGCTCAGGGTTCACTCCCAGGACGCTACGGATCTTTGAATTTGGTCACAGCATTGAAGATTACGTTGCAAAGTGGTTCAGAGATGCAGGGTTTGATTTGCGCACAGAAGACAAAAGCGGCGGTCAGTTTGGTTTCTCTATAGCTGATGGCGAAATACGTGGGCACATCGACGGCGTTCTTTGTAGCGGTCCAGTCGAAATGGGATATCCCTGCCTCTGGGAGAACAAAACAGCAAACGACTCGAAGTTTAAAGCATTCCAACGTATGGGTGTTGCCAAAGCAAACCCAACTTATGCAACGCAGCTTGCGCTGTATCAGGCATATATGGAGTTAACTGACAACCCCGCGCTGTTTACTGTTGTGAATAAAAACACGAGTGAAATCTATTATGAACTCGTAGACTTTGACAGGGATTTGGCACAGCGAGCTAGTGACAAGGCTGTAAATATCTTGACTGCATCGAAGGCAGGTGACATTCTACCTCGCGTAGCTAACAGTAAAGATTATTACCTCTGTAAATTCTGTGAGTTTAGGGAGACTTGCTGGAAGAGATAAAAAAAGACTGGCCCGTATTTGTGAGGATGGGGCCAGCCTAGAGATTTTACACTACAAAAAAAGAAGAAGTAACCAACTTCAAGGAACAATATAATGCGATTAACAATAGTTGGCAACACAGGATATGGTAACAAAAGAGATATTGTTAAAGAAATCTCTGAACGTGTACCGCGCCATATCCAACTTGATGAGCTAAAGAAAACATTCCCCCTTGGTAAGGTTGTACGAAACGAATTCATCGTTGGATCACTTGAGGGCGAACAAGGCGAATCTTTAAAGATTAACATCGACACGAACAGCCCGCATTTTATGCAGGGTACTGATTTCGCGACTGGTGAGGGTGTCGGCGGGATCACAAAGATACTGATGCGCGGACGCAGGATGACTTTGAAAGAGGTCGAAAAGCACTTTGAATACTACCTCGAAAAGCCCAAAGCGCAGCCAATTGAAAACCCAATCAAACCCAACTTCCTGAACAACCCCCCACCTGTTCAGGAAACCGTGTCAACTAAAGAATTGGACAAACCGAAAGAAAAGAAAATTGACATCAATGGGGCCAATGACGGAGAATATTTATATCTCTCAGAAGATGGCGAAATACTGTTTACAGTACGTCGCTTCAATAAGAGGGATGAAAATGGTGAAATCTTAAGAGGTGACGATGGAAAGCCCAAGAAAGAGTTTCGTCAAATACCACCACTGGGGGAAAAAACTCGGCCCCTGTATAATCTACCAGACATATCAAATAGTAACCGTGTTATTTTCGTCGAAGGAGAAAAATGCGCAGATGCACTGACCAAAGTCGGATTTACCGCCACATGCACAATTGGCGGTGGCGGAATGCTTTCGGAAAATTCAAAGCAAAAATACGACTTCACGCCGCTTGAGGGCAAAGATGTAATCATCTGGCCTGACAACGACAAAAAAGGTCAAGATTATGCAGATTTTGTTGAAACGCTCCTAAAAGAAGCGAATGTAAAGTCTGTATCGCAAGTCAGAGTGCCCTACGGAACACCTGAAAAGTGGGATGCACACGACGCTGTTGAAGACGGCCTAGACATAGGCGCATTCATCAAAAAATACACGAAACAGGCCAAGAAAGCCTTTTCTTTGCTTTCGGAACACCTACTGATTAACAATCAGTTTGAAGGCAGAGCCCCAGAGCAGCAATACTTAATCGGGGACACAATTCCCCTGGGCGTTCCTGTTGTTTTTGCGGCAGCGGGTGACAGTGGTAAGGGCATGATGACCTTGGATCTTGCCATGAAGGTTGCCTCGGGCATGGGAATGCAGAACGCATTTGGGGGCATCGTTTCCCACCATGGATCGGCAATCATTCTATCGGCGGAAGATGACCGAGACGAATTGCACCGCCGTGTTTCTCGATTAGATCCACTGAACCGTCGTAAGACATACGAACACAAGCTGATTGTCGTGCCTATGCCAAACGAGGGCGGGGTCGTTCCGATCATGCAAAAGGTAGACAACAAGTATGTGATGAATGAAGAGTTCACACAGATATGGGATGACATGATGGAGATCGAAGATCTCGCGCTTGTTGTGATCGATCCCATGGCATCGTTTGTCCATGCGGATGTGAATGCAGATCCTGCAGCGGGTGCGGCCTTCATGGGTATGTTGGCGCAATTATCGACTGAAACTGGCGCAACTGTAATGGTTAACCACCACATGGCTAAGGTTAACACCAAAGAGGCCATCAAAACGCCTGAGGAGGCCCGTGTGGCGATCAGAGGGACATCAGCGATTGTAGATGGTGTGCGCAGCGCATTTGCGATCTGGCAGGTAGATGAAAAAGAAGCCAGACAGCGCTGCAAAGCAGTCAATGTGCCATTCACTCGAAACGCTGTGTTTGACGGCGCTGTGGTGAAGTCTAACGGCCCTGCAAATAGAAACATCCGCAAGTTTATCCGTAACCCTGAAACAGGGCTTCTTGAAGACAGAACAGATAATCTTAAAGAGTCGGCGCAAATCTCTAGCACGATGCGTCGTCAAGAGTATTTGCTCAAATTCATCCGCCGCATGGAAGAGGAAGGCAGATACTTTACTGCGGGCGGAAAAGAAGACGGATTGCACATAGCAATTGAAGATGCACCACACATGGACATCGATGCAGCTAACCTAAAAGGCACATCAAACGATACGATTGTAAAAGAAATTAGGAAGATGTGTAACGAAGGCGTTTTAGGCAAATACGGAAAAACCAGAAATGCAATCAAGAAATATATCGGCGTAGTGGGCGGAAGATTACATATGCAAAACGAGGAATGGAATAATGCAGACTGAAGCAACAGCATGGGCAGAACTAGCCAAGAAAGAACGCGCAAGACACGCAAGACAGTGGGGGAGACAATCCCCACCTGTTAGTGAGCAGAAACCAAAAAAAGAAGATCGCAAACGTGTAGGCGCATATAATCCTAAACGCCTAGCCCTTGTTAAGGAAATGGTGGAAGAAGGGTTTCGCACAGTGGATATTGCGAACGAATTAAAAATATCGGAAAGCAGTGTGCGCTATTGGCGCAAATATTATAATCTAGGATAAATCGTGGGGGCGGCGTTAGTTATAGGCTGCAACGCAATATCGGGCGGATATGTTTTTCGCCCCCAAGACTTTATACATTTACTCCCAAGGAAGATCAACTAATCTATATGATTTTCCGCCAGTTTTTGACTGAAAAACACGATCATTTGGGGTCACCTTTTCAAGCTCTTCAAGGTCGAAAACGCGGTAATTTCCGTCGTGATGAACTTCTAGTCCACCCTCGTTAAGTGCTTCCTCTAGCTCGTAATCACGGATAGAAACGAACTGGCCTTTCCATAGCTTATTGACATATTTTACTTTCATTTTTCTTCCCTCAGTTTTGGTTTCAGTACAAAAGATACTTCATCGGACACATGGCAAGTCGCCATTGTGTCTTCGTAAAGATCATGGATTTGCGAGTAAATCGGGTCGGCAAGCCCCTGCAGTGCCTCTTGGCAATGCCGCTCGCGATCATACCAAATGTATGAAGTTGTCTCCATGCCGTTAGACATGGAGTACGTTAGGACAAGCGCAGTGTAATAATAAATCATGATCTGTAGTGCTCCAAGTAATTATAATCATGATAATTCTCAATCAAATCTACAAATTCATTATTCTCAAATTCGCTATGATCTGCAGCTAAAAATTCAAGATAACTCCGTATTCTTTTAATATGGCTGCGCAATTTAGGAATATCTAATTTTTCTCTTTCAAAGTTATACTTTGTTGGGAAATCTGGCCAATATCTCTTTACAACTAAGTCCACTTCCCTTTGCGCCTTAACGCCCCAATTAGGTATTCTTTCAGTCGCGGATAACGTATACTCCAATCTATGCATTGGGTTGTTTAGATCGAAGTCTTTCCCAAATTCGTTTTCTAAACAATTTAAAGGTCTAACAGTAAGGTCTTTTTTCCAGTCTATCATTTTAATGTTCCTTTTAACCAGTTTCGCAGGGTCTGATGGTTTTTTAAACCTAACAGGCGAGCAGCCCGCGTCGGGCTACCCTTCGAGGCTTCCATGGCCCGTTTGATGTAATCAGCTTTAACATTTTTGATTGCAGTGTGGACGTCGAACTCTTCGACCTGTCGAGCAATGCCGCTAAGATCTTTTTCATAGTGATCTACGGTCGTCTGAAACGGTGTGTCCTTTAAAGCTTCATCACGCACCTCGCGCAGTTCATCCTTGAATTCATCCAAGTCTTTCTGTGTCTTGATGTCGTCAAGGCGCTCCAAGACGTACCAAATATCGACACGGGCCTTCTTCTCACGATGCATTTTCGAGCACTCCATTTGATTGGAACACAGCTTGTGCAAACCCTCTGGGGGTCGCACTGCGTATGTTTTTAGTTTTCTGGCTCTTGCCGCCAAGTTTCATCATAGGCTTGCTGTAGCCATTGCCATAATAAGCAGAGCAATCGACCTCTTTCTTTTCTGGCATTTTAAAACCACAGCCAGTCCAGAGGCACGTTTTCTTTTTGTATGCATCGCGGGCAGGAATGTATTCAGGCCACTTAGGGTGCTCTGCATTTTCTTCATTGATGTACCCGCCATACTCATATGGGTGGAAAGAATGGTCTGGTTTGCGCCACAGCGTAGCTAGTCGAGATACGGGGTTTTCTATGAAGTATGGTACCTCAAGTGCCTCAAACAGTGACGCGCACCAACGGGCATGGTTGCTTGCCTTGATCTGAAACTCTGGATCAGCTTTGCGTTTACGCTCGAAATGTGCCGCCCCTGATACAGCTAGGTCAGTACAGACAGGAAAGGCCATGCCGAACACAACGTTGTTTTTCTCAAACAAGTTTTGAAGGGCAGTTATATTCTCGTGGTTCCACAGATCCACTTTGTGATACCAAATCCTACCGCCGTTGTCGTAGCGCTCGCGCCAACCGCTATCAAGGTGCTGAATGTCGAAGGCATGGCAAATATACCCTGCCTCTGCCCATGGCTTGAGTGCCTCGCCAGTGTAATCGTAAAGCGATAAAACAATGCCTTTGCTCATCACACGCACTCCTTGTAAATCGCCAACGCCTCGTCAATAGGTAGATCGTTGAGGATAATAGCGTCAGGGTGATCACGCTTGATGCGCTCAACCTTGACCTCATGACGTACCTCAAACAAGCCCTCAGATGTCTTGAACAAGTGTTTGCTGCGCATAGCGCGTTGCATGTCCTTCTTGTACAGGAAGTCATTGACCTGATCACAGCACCATGTCTCCAGTGACTGTGATATGGCGCAATTAACCATGTTGCCATCAGATCCCTCGTAGCTAAAGGGAGAGAGCGGCAAGTCACCAAAGTAATCGTTAACCGCTCTCATTGTGGCCTGATAGTCACCCTTGAACTTCTTGTGAGGGTAAACAAAGTCAGGGCCACCGCAACCTTGGTTGCCAACATAGGCCAAGGGCTTGCCGTCTAGATACAGTACAGCCTCGTAGCAATATGTCTCTTGGCTTGCAAATTCAGAATGCTTGATTGATTTCAAAGATAGTTTCATTATTCATACTCCTTGCGGTCGATTTGATTGTCATAGCCTTCCCAGTAGGCTGAGATTTCAGATTTAGTCATACGGTCTTTGGGGATAATGTAGCCACCTAACATGTCCATCCAGATGTTAGGGAAACCACTTCTGCCATAGTAGGCATCTTTAGAGCCACGCTCCTCAGCAAGCTTTTCGCGCGGTGTCATCTCTTTTACTGTCATGATGTTTCTCCTTACCAACCGCGAAAATCACGGGCTTCGTCGCGATCTTCAACAAAAGTGATTTCATCAAAGTTCTGCTCCAACAGAGAAGGCAAGTCGAAAAGACTAGCACTGCGCAACTCTGACAAAACATTCTCGCGCTGATGACTGTCGAAAGATCTGCTGTCCATGCAGTTATCTGCAAGCTTGATAAGTGCAGCGCGATCCTGTGCCAGAGTGCTGTCTTTTTCTATAATGATGATATTCATTTGGGTTCCTCTTTTTTGTGTGTAATAAGTTGGTAAAATAATTTACCTACAGTGTCAACAATAAAAGTAAAAAAAATTACCCCCGACCTTTTGCGTCACAGAAAGAGGTATAACAGAAGCACTAGGTCAGGGGTTAGTTAGTCTATCTACCTGTAACAGACAGACATTGAGACAGCAGTTCCTGAAACAGCTTAATGGAGAGAACTGCCTCAAATAGAATAGCAGCGGTAATCCCGCCGTCAAGAGAATATTAATACAAAGAAAAAGCCCATAAATAAGCTACCAAATAAGCACAGCGCACCGATAATATCCCACACCGTTATGCTCTTAAATGCATCCAAAATCTCATCCCAGTTATCCATGTCAGTCCTCACTTTCTATATGTGTATCTATGGTAGATATTGGGATTCGTCCCACAGGTCAAGCACTGGATTTACTGGAAACTGGAAACACTGGAAAATTTCCAGTACGTCCAGTAACAGTAGAAAGTGTAATAAAATCAAGGGCTTAACCAGGTTACTGGAAGAGGTGGAAAAAGGGTGATTTCCAGTAAAATATTAAGCAATTTCAATGACTTATTTTACTGGAAATGGTGGTCCCCCCTATAGGGGGGTATATACTACATACCCCCTTAGAGATAATTGAGAATCGCGGCGGTCACAAAGTTTGGGAAAAGTTGGGGTTTGTAGCACTTGACCACAGCGGCGTTTTAGGCGATATTTCTGAAGGGCAAAAGGAAGACATCATGGTTCAAGTTGGAGAGCAGTTGGAAAAGGGCGGAAGACGATTGACGCCGCAGCAACAAAAGTTTCTGGACAACTATGTGCATGGCGACATGACACAAACAGAGGCAGCGAGGAAAGCTGGATATGCTCACCCCAATGTGAGAGCGGTGCAGCTTCTCAACAATCCAGTCGTCAAAGAACGAATGGAAGAAATGCGAGCAGAGTTGCAAGCACGGTACGGTGTCACCATAGCGAAAAGCATTCGTGATCTGCAGATTATTAGGGATAGAGCACTGCAGGACGGAAACTACTCAGCAGCGATCAAGGCAGAGGAAACAAGGCTCAAAGCCTCTGGGGTCATGGTCGATCAGAAGCATGTGACATACCAGAACATCGATGGCATGGATCGTGATAAGATTGTCGAGCAGCTAAATCATTTTATTGAGAAAGCTCAGACGCGTATGATCGATGTAACACCTGACCTAGACGTCCCAGAAGATACCAAAGAGGACGAACATATCCCATTAACTTACGATAACGATTAGGCTGCAGCACGACGGCTGCGCTTGGCGCGGCGGGGCTCGGGGGCACCTCACGCTCAATATAAGCGCCATCGGGATCGGGGAACGACCTTTTATGACATCGGGTACGTGATCGGGATGATCGGGCTCCTATCGGGCCTTATATCGGGCGCATCGGGCTCGGGATCGGGATCGGGACATATACATATAAATGAATATGTATAACCTCACCACTCATACACATATGCACATATATGCATGTGATCGATTTTCCGTCGATTTGGTGCACAAATTAATTTGTAAAAAATATTACTTTTCTTATTGACTATCCCGTAAATATGATTAAATAGTTCTATATCGAAACAAAAAACAGAAAGGGGTTTTTCGATGCTAAACACTTATATTGCAAAGCTTGAATATGAAATTCAACGCGCGGCCAGATCTTGTGCAGAGGGTCAAGTTAGCGGAACTGATAATTCAGAGTACGCTTGCGAGCTTTGGGGTAAGCTTAAAGGCCTATGTTTGGCGTATAAATACGCTACGGGTAGCGAGCGGCCAGTGATAGGCCTAGCGATGCAAGCAAAGCGTGAAGCTTTGATCGAACTAGGCGAAAAGATCGTCTAATTAGCCAGGGGGGAATTTCCCCCCTAACCACCAGGAAAGAGGAAAACCGATGAAACATGCAATTTTATACCAAGGCCCAAGTCAACTGGACGGAAAACCTATTGTCGTCATTGCGACCTATTCAGACCGTAACACAAAGACTGGTCGCGTCGTGCAAACTTACATTATCCGCTCTGATATGGATCCGCGCGATGCATCAAAGACTGGTGAAGACTTTTCAATTTGTGGTGATTGCCAGTTCCGAGGCACGCCAACGGATGATCCAAACCGCAAGCTTGCTATTGGTCGAATTTGTTACGTTAACATAGCGCAAGGTGTCCTAATCGTTTACAAGTCTTTCATGCGTGGTGTTTATGAAAGCGGATCTGCCCGCGAGATGGGCCGTGGTCGTGTTATCCGCGTTGGGACGTATGGTGATCCCTCTGCAGCGCCTAATTGGGTTTGGGATGAATTATTGTCCGAGTGTGAAACATGGATGGCATACACCCATAAGAGCGGATGGCGTCCCGACGTCGCTATGCAAAGCGCGGATAGCTATGCGCAAGCGAAAGAACACTGGAACGCGGGCCGTCGGACATTCCGCGTCGTTACTAGCTTGAAAGAGATAGACAAGGCCAAAGAGGCAATTTGTCCCGCGTCAAAAGAGATGGGACGCAAGGTGCAATGCGAGGCTTGTCGCTTGTGTCGCGGATCCGTCAAGGCCAAGTCAATCGCAATTGTCCAGCACTAAGGGGGAAAGATAATGGAACACAAAAAAGACTTTGGAACACGCGGCCTAGACCAACACGATATCGATGCAATGGAAAGCGCCTTGTGGAATTATTTGACCGACCTAGATATCAAGGCCGCAATGGAAAAGACTGCGCAAGAATACCTAACCAAGGCCTTGACTAGATCCGACGGAAACATGAGCAAGGCCGCAAAAATGCTAGGCCTAGCCAACTACCAAACCGCGATTAACTGGTGTATCAAATACAAGGTACCCTATCAGAATTTCAGAAAATAATCGGGACGGGATCAAAGGGGGGGAAGCCCCCCTTTTTTGTTCGGTCACACAAGCTGATCTATACACTAAGTTTTCCTCGAACACTCAAGGTACCCTTGACAGGTACCCTAGAATGTCCCATAAAACCCCAAGTAACCGCATAGGAGATTAAAATGGCGAAGTTTGTGCAGTTAGAGACTGTCGTAAAGAGCAAAAAAATTTTTATAAATCCAGAACATGTCCAGAACTTTGAGGTTGGCAACAAGCCTAATGAGACGCATTTGTGTATGATGCCGAGCTTTGAGGAGGAGGTTCCTGAGGAATTTCAGGATGGAAGCCCTCCCCCGCCTAAACTTCCTGTCCCTTTCTGCGTAATGGTGAAGGGGTCTCCTGAGGAGATTGCGGAGAAGTTGTCCTCATAGTTGATTAAACCCTTTGTTACTGCTAGTATGCAGGAAATGAGGGGTTTTCTCTATGGATATTCAGGCGCTTTTACAGCAACTACTAAGTAAATATAATAGCGGTGAGAGCACGGATTCTATCGCTAACTCCCTGCCGAATTTCTCAGATCGTGCTGCGCCTTCTAATCAGGGTCCAGTTGATACGCCTGTGTCTAATCCAGGTGAGCCTTTAGGTTTTGATGAGTATTTCAGGCAGAACCCTATAAATACGACTCAAGAGCTTCGTCCAAATGTAGAATTTGAGGGTCAGATGCGTGATCCTGCATACGTTCGAGCTTACGAGCAATACCGTGATAACTTCAACAATCCACAACCATCTGCGATGGCTCCTCAGATTCCAAGAGGTTTTCAGGATCAGCGACGACAGGTGCTTGCTCAACAGGCTGCTGGCATGATGCAGCGACCTTTATATGGTGGTTTAGGTGGATTTCCTAGCATGATGGGTGGCGGCTATGGAATGGGATACGGTATGGGCGGTTATCCTCGGCCTATGTATGGTGGCTTTGGTGGTTTTGGCGGCTTTGGTGGCTTTGGGGGTGGTTACAACCCTATGTACAGCGGCTTAGGTGGTTTTGGTGGATACGGTGGATTTGGCGGGTTTGGCGGTATGATGCCGATGCAACAGCCTCAGTATCCAATGTACAACGCGATGCCTCAACAGCAACCGATGCAGGGTCAACAGCCTCTAGGTTCTAATGTAAATAACTTTAATATGGCACAATCTCAGGGTCAAACGGCCCAGCCAGCGATGTCTGGGATTGGTGGTCTTGGTGGTTTAACTCCATTTGCGGCGCAATTTGCAAGGTAATTTAAAACATGTCTGCTAACAACTTTTTGCCTAACCCGAATCCTGCAACCCCTGTTCCTACGGTTTCGGCGAATCAGCCGTTTAACAGTGGTGCAAATGCAAGTAAGCGAGCGAAATTTGGTAGCTTTTTAGAAAATACGATGACACCGCCTCCGCCCCCAGGTGGTGGTATGGCGTCTACTGCACAGACTGCGCCTGTGGCTCAGATGCCCCAGATTAAGGGCGGCATGAATTTGCCTCCTCAGGCTGGTGGTATGATGGGTGCGCCGCGTCCGCCGATGATGGGGGCTCCTCGTCCTCCGATGGGTGGTGCTCCGCAAGGTGGTCCGATGGGCGCTGGTCTTGGGGCTCAGATGAACAGACCTATGATGATGGGCAATCGCCCAGGTGCTCCGCAACAGCCAGTTGTTCGTAAGGCTATGGGTGGCATTGTTCAGGGGTATTCTGCTGGTGGCGGGGTTATGGAGCAGGCTCGTGATGCGAGTGGAAATGTTGTTCCAGGCTTATTCCGCATGAAGTATGATGATGGCACGTATTCTCAGGCTGCGGATGTACGGACTGTAGATGCGCTGCGCAGGGCTTCTTTGGCTGGTGAGGCTCCTACGAATACGATCAGTGAGGCTGAGTATTTAGAAAAACTTGAGCCTATGGTCATGACAAACACAGAGAATTTGGCTGTGGTTGACGTTGGCGGTCAGAACCCAAATGAGCGTTTAGGCAACGACATGGTTATGATGACGTTTGCTGATGGCTCGAAGCGTCAGACTAATAAAGCTTTATATGAGGCTGCGAGGGATCTTGGTGTTTTGGATGACATGTCATCTGGCGATGATTTTGCTGACTGGCATTTGAATGAGTGGGCAAGCAAGGTTACAAATGATCCAACTTATATGGCTGCTCATGATACGTTTAATACGAACCAGATTGCTTACAATCAGGCATTGATGGACAATGATCCGACCATTGCGGCAAGTCGATTGGCGTTTGTGCAGGCGAATGCTGGTGACAATCAGGCTGCAGTTGATGCGGCTCAGGATTTGTACGATCAGTATTACGGCGGTGATGATGTTGTTAGCGACAGCGATACTGTTGTTGATGGCACTTCTGGTGGTGGTTCTACTGCGATTGATTCTGGTTTGGGTGGTGGCATTACTGGTCTTGATGGTACAGTGACTACTTTCCGTGGTGATTCTTCGACTGATGATGACGACAGCCCAGGTGGCGTTCGTTCTGTTGTACGCTATGGTACACCAGAGGGTCGTTCGTTGTTTGGCCCTCGTTATACGGACATTTTGGATCTTGGTTACAGTGGGATTCGAGGTCTAAAGGGTGGCGGTGTTGTTTATGACTCGCAAGGTAAAGCGGTTTCTGTTTCTTCTGGCGGTTTTGGTCCTGATGCGTACATTGGCGATCCTGTGGGACCAGCTATTGTAAACCCAAGTAAGGGATATCCTGTTAGCTATGGCCCAGCTATTATCAATCCTGGCGCAGGGAGTGGTGTTGCTCTTGAGTCTAAAAAGGCATCTGAAGAGCCGCAGTTTGTTGTTGTAAATCCCTCTGCTGGAACTTCTATGATACCGACGCGGGAAAATCCGCCAGAATTTTCGATTATAAATCCTAGTTCAGCAACTGCGGTTCCTATAAATCTCCCTCAGGTAGAGGATCCTATGCCTGAGATGAGTGCAATTGACGAAATGCCGAGCGTTTCTGACGTTGTTATTGAGCGTGAAGAGGGCGATACAGGTACAAATATTGCGCCTATTGCGCGTACATCATACCGCTTTAAAGACCCTGAAAGTGTGGAAAATGACCGTATTTCAAGGGGTTTGGGGCTTTCTTTCAACCAATATGGCGGTTCTGGAGTCCAAGGCATAGGTCGCACAAATGAGAGCCGTGCCTTGTTTGGCGACATTGATTCGCCTGATGATTTGCTGTCTGGTCGCGTTCGCGGCATGGAAGGTGGTGGCGAGGTTCCGCGTCAAACTATGATTGGCGATCAGCCTCACATGTTGGCGTATATTAATCCGCAAGAAGCTCAGTTATTGAAAGGCCTTGGCGGCTCTGGTGAGCCTGGTCCAGGTGGAATTCCTGCGTATAAGATGGATGATTTGGGCGTTGGCATGAAAGCCACTGGCAAGACGTACAGTGGTGGCAGCAAGACTGTTTCTGGTGGTTATTCTCACCCGACTGATGACGACGACAAGCCGTCAAAAAAATCTACTGGAACTGTAAACACAAGCGCAAAAGACGCTGATATGGGTACGGGTGCGATTAACACTGGCAAGACGTATACATCTAGCAGCACTGATTGGGACAAGGTATTTTCAGACAATGACGACAACGATAACAAGAGCACCACTACCACTACCACTAACTATGATGCAAGCAGCGAAGTAACGCCGTTTACTGACCCTGTAGTTCAAAAAGTTAAATATGACAGTAACACTGGAACGTATTCATATGGCGATCAATCTGGTTTAAGTGGCGACACAATAACTGCTATATTGACTGGGGACTATTCTGGTATTGATGTTGGTGTTCCTGGGGCTGACACAAGCTACGCGGGCGGCGATGTAAACACAAGCGCCAAGGATGCGGATCTTGCGGTTGGTGGCGGAGACAACAAGGTCACTGCGGCTCAGTTGGATACGGGAGAGGGCACGAAAACTCTTGATACTAGCGGTGGAGGGTCTATCACTGTTTCAGACGAAACTGCTGAAGATATCTTTGGTTTAGGATTTAATGACGATGCAAACACGGTTCCTGGGGAGGAGGTTGATCAATTCCTTCAGCCTGTAGATACGTCTGACACCCCTACATATACGCCAACCCCTGCACCTGAACCTGTATGGAATCCCCCACCAGCTCCGACGTATTATTACGACCGTTTTGGCAACCGTTACACATCTGCTTCTGCTCGCAACCAAAAAGAGCAAGAGTACGACATTGCCGAGGCAGCAGCACAGCAAAACATTCAGGAAGCTGTATCTGCGGGTGGCGCAGGTGCTAAGTTTGGTGCAGGTAGTGCCTTAGGTGCAGGAGGTGGAGACGACGACTCTAACGTCTCTATGCCGTCTAAAGAAGAAAAGTTCGTACAAGCATTTGTGGATATGAATAAGGGTACGAACACTTACGGATCTGATGAGGAAGCTGCGGAAGCTGGTCGTCAATTCTACCTTGATGAGGCGAGCAAGGCTGCGGCGACTATTGCTGGGGTAAAAGCCGCTGGCATGGATAAGGTTAATCCTTTAGATGACAACGAGCGTTCGTTGTATCTAGATCTTGGTTTGACTCCCGATCAGATTGAATTGATTGAATATGGTCTAGAGGACTATGACACAGATGAAGATCCTTTAAATCTACAGCAATCTGCGATTACTGCAGACGAAGATGAAGAGGTTGGTGAGGATTACACGCCAACTGCGGCAGAGTTGCTTGAGCAGTTAAAAGCTGGTGATCAGACAGACTTGCGTTCAGACCAGTCTGAAGTTGATTTCAGAACTACATCAACAACTGATTCATTAGCTAATAAACTCATTGAAAGTGCAAAATCGTCAGGTAATTTAATTGAGATACAAGGAAAAACTTATGATGTAAGCCAGCCAGAACAAGAAGCGGCCTTTAGAGAAGCAGTCGCAAATTCTGGTGGTTTGTCAGTACTTGATGATAAAGATGCAGCATCATCAAAATTAGATGATTTAGCAGCATCTGCTGCTCTCGAAAGTGACGATTACAGCGATACAATTCTGTCTACTTCCTCACAGCGTGCTGAGTTGTTCCGTCAACAAGAAGAAAACCTAGCTTCTTCTTCAGGTGGAATTACAGGTGCCCCCAGCGCGGATGAAGAAGAAACGAAAAAAGCTCTCATGGACAGCGTTAAGAAGCGTGTGTCTGAGGTTGAAGGAACTACGACAGACGATTATGACACAGGCGGCTATAGTCGTTTACTTGGCAACACAGAGACTCAGTTTACAGATAAACCCATAACTGAAATGACAGTTGGTGAGGTTTTGGCGCTACAACTTGAGCGCGGTGAAGGTTCTTACGCTGCATACTCTCAAACAGTTAATGCTAAAAACGGTAATTTCCGTGCAGATGGAACGCCTGCAATTTCAACCCCAGTTGGTAAATATCAGGTTGTTGGCGATACTCTTGATAGACTTGTTAAGGCTGGCGTTGTTAACCTTGATGATAAGTTTGATGCAGAAACTCAAGAACGCATTGGTTCTTACTTAATTGAGAAACGTGGACTGTTCGACGAGAACATTTCTGACGAGCAATTTGAAGAGAATCTAGGAAAAGAGTTCCAAGGAATTAAGGACAAAGGTTATGATTCTGACGGAGGTGAAAAAACCGTAACAACGCCAAGTGGTGAAAACGTTACAATTGACACAAGCGAACCAGAAAACCAAGGTCTTGGAAACAACACCGCAATTGATCAGAAAAATAATGCTGACCAATATGCTCCGTTAATTGAGCAAATCCAAAATGCTGCGAAAGAAGGGTTCCTTGAGGGGCTTGGGTACGACATTATGGGCAGTTTGTTCTACGGATTGGGCAAAGATTTTGTTGAAGATCTTCGCGGTAAAAGCCAAGCAGAACGCGATGCAATTGCAAAAGAACACATTGCGGCTATTATCGCAGGCGCGGTGCCTATGGTTGACGACAAAGGCAACTACATTGGCTATCGCAACATAAAAGGCGAATCAGACTTGGTTGTAGATCAAAAATGGGAAATGTTGCTGCCACCTACGGATATCGAAGAAGCGCGTCGTAGAGCGGATCTAGACGGTGATGGCGTCCCAGATTATCAAGAGTTTGTAAATCGTTTTGATAAACAAGCTATTGCTGCGGACAATGACCCATACGGCATGTCTACTGCGACAGGATTCATTGTTGATGAGACATTTAGCGCCGACATGGATGGCGATGGTGAAGATGAAATCTACGAGGGTGGAAAAGAGTATACCGTCAACACAGATGGAACTGTTGTAGAGGCTGGTTCTGAAGACGATACAACTGGCGGACTAAGCTTACTTGGCGAAAGTCTTGTTGAGCTTGATTTGGCAGAAGAACCTGGAGAGGGTGAAGAAGTTGATGGTTCTGGATTGACAGATTTAATTGTAGATCCAGAGGATGATATTGTTGAAATGGATCCCGATCCTGAACCCGAACCAGAACCCGAGTCTGAACAAGAACCAATAGAAAAGAACTACACAATGGTTGACGGCGAAATTGTTTGTAACGACGAAGGCTATGTCTACAACGAAGAAACAGACACATGTGAGCCACCTGTAGTAGAAGAAGAAGAGAAGGAAAGCTCACCTGTTTCACGTACTCTACGCTCTGATAGACCAAGTGTTGTTCGCGAGGCACCATCAATTGCGCCTGTGAACATACCATCAGCATCTCCTGAAGCCAAATCTCTTGGATTTGCTAACGGTGGGTCGGTTGGTTTAAATAAAGTTGCGGATAACTTTTTGAGGGCTCTTGGGGGCTAATTTATGAATGATCTTAGTGGCATTCTTAATTATCTGACGGATGAAGAGCTAGAAAAAGTAACTCCTATGCTTGAGCGGCTCAAGTTGCTTGATGACCGCACAGATAAGCAAGAAAACTTTATGAATTTTGTAAAGCATGTCTGGCCTCAGTTTATTGAGGGCAGGCATCACAAAATATACGCGCAAAAACTGCAAGATGTTGCCGATGGTAAGCTAAAACGATTGATCGTTAATATGCCCCCTCGTCATACAAAATCAGAGTTTGCGAGTTATTTGTTTCCATCTTGGCTTATGGGGAGAAGGCCAGATCTAAAAATTATTCAGGCGACTCACACGGCAGAGCTTGCGGTAGGCTTTGGTCGTAAGGTCAAAAACTTAATTGATAGCGAGGAGTTTAGAGATGTCTTCCCTGATGTTAAACTTGCGTCAGATGCTAAAGCGTCTGGCAGATGGAGTACGAATGGCGGCGGCGAATATTATGCGGTTGGTGTCGGTGGCGCTCTCGCGGGGCGCGGCGCTGACCTTGCGATTATCGACGACCCTGTCTCCGAACAAGACGCGCTAAGTGTCACGGCACTAGACAACATTTACGAGTGGTACACCTCTGGTCCTCGACAGCGTTTGCAGCCTGGTGGGTCTCTGATTATCGTTATGACGCGGTGGTCCATTCGCGACCTGACAGCGAAGGTTTTGGCGAAACAGAGTGAAAAGGGCGCAGATCAGTGGGAAGTTGTGGAATTTCCTGCGATTATGCCCTCTGGCAACCCTCTGTGGCCCGAGTATTGGTCTTTAGACGAGCTAGAAAGCGTTAAGGCCTCTATCCCTGTAGGCAAGTGGAATGCGCAGTATATGCAAAATCCGACTGCTGAAGAGGGTGCTATTATTAAGCGTGAATGGTGGAATATTTGGGAAAAAGAAGATCCGCCTGATTGTGATTATGTCATTCAATCGTATGACACCGCGTTTAGTAAGTCTGATAGGGCTGACTTTAGTGCGATTACCACTTGGGGGATATTCCATCATCACGACACGGGCGAAGACCACATAATTCTGTTAGATGCACGAAAGGGCAGATGGGAGTTTCCTGAACTAAAAGCCGAAGCCCATGAAGCGTGGCAGGATTACGATCCCGATATGATTCTAATCGAACAAAAAGGTTCTGGGATGCCGTTGACGCAGGAACTGCGCAGAATGGGTATTCCTGTGACTCCGTTTACGCCAGGTAAGGGTGCGGATAAATTTACTCGTATGCATGCCTGTGCGCCAGTCTTCGAAAGTGGTATGGTATGGGCACCAGAAACTAATTTTGCTGATGAAGTTATGGAAGAATGTGCGGCATTTCCCAATGGTGAACATGATGACTTGGCGGATTCGATGACTCAGGCTATACTACGTTTTAGACAGGGTGGATTTATTACGACTCCATCTGATTATAATGATGAAGATGAAGCGTACTTTAGACGTAGAAGAGAGTACTACTGATGAGCAACTGCGGATCAAAACCTAAGAAGATGAAATACGGCGGACCTGCAACGCGTGGTGGTCGTGCAAAGGTGGCGGGCACAAAACGCCGTAAGATGTACAAGGACATTGAAGATTTGGTTTCTCAGGCCATGACTGGTGATAATCCTACTGACAAGATGTATCGTGATCGTTCTATGGGCCAAAAGGTTATGGATAAGTTGCGCGACACGGCTGAAGAGTCTGAGATGCGTTATCTTGACCGTAAACCCGTGCAAAAGAAACAATATGGTGGTAAAGTACGTGCAATGAAACTTGGCGGTGCGGTCATGTCAGGCCGTGGACCTAAATTTAAAGGACAGAGCTAATGGCAAGTTCAACACGCGGCGGCAAACGTGGCAAAAAAAGCAAAGCGCTAAAGATGTACAAAACACCTGGAGGAGCCATGCAGTACGGCACTCCAGATGCTTTCCGTAGAGCGGCTAAAACCGCTGGCAAATCCGACCCTGAAAATTTTGACAAATACGATACTGCAATTGCTGGCTGGGCTGGTGCTATGTCAGAAGAATACGGTGCAGACCCTTTTTACAAAAGCATGGAGCGCAGAAAAAAGAAAAGCGTTCAAAACAAAATGTATGGCGGCAAAGTCACCAAGATGGAAGGTGGCGGTGAAGTATGTCGCGGCAATGGTCGTGCTTATCAGGGTAAGCCAAAGAAAGTTCAGGTGCGCTAATGGCTAAGATCGTTATCAACATAGATATGGATGCAATAAATGATGGCATCAACCAAGTTGTTGATGACGATTTTGGTGACTTTGTATGCCCTCTCGTGACAAACGACGAAGACGCGAATGAAGACAATAAGCAAGATGCTATTGATCAATTTTCATATGGTCCTTCTCCTAAAACTTGGGAAAAGAAGCCAGAAAACTGTGGTATTTGTGAATACTACAACATAAAGAGCGAAATGATGGAATGCATCGAAGAGGGAATGGGAGATTCCTACGGTGTAGGCTATTGCACAAAGCTTGACTTTGTTTGTTCTGCAGAGAATACCTGTAATGCCTTTGAGGCTGGTGGTCCAATGACTGATTTTGACGACATGGACGAGCTAGAGCCAATTGAAGGTGGATCGAAGGATATTTTCTAATGAGGTTGGGGCGAGAAGATATGTGGAACTTCTCCCTGCCCACAGGACGCTCCTTTTATGAAGCGGTTCCTATAAAAGTCGAGCGCCTCTCGCTCCAACACCCAAAGGAGACTTAAATGGCTATTGAGAGAGACATGGGCCCAGGCGGTATGCCGCAGGAGCTAATGCCGCCCATGGAAGAAATGGTGGAGGTTACTGACCTTCCACAGGAGCCAGGCATTATGGAGTTTGACGACGGATCTGCTGTTGTTGGAGACATTGAGCCAGAAATGCCAATGCCTGCCGATGCTCCATTTGATGCGAATATTGCAGAGTATTTAGACGAGTCAGAGTTGGGCCGCATTTCATCTGACTTGATTGGCGATGTTGAAGACGACTTATCAGCCCGTTCTGACTGGGAAGAGACATATACAAAAGGTCTAGAGTTTCTAGGCATGAAATATGAAGAGCGTTCAGAGCCTTTCGAGGGGTCTTCTGGCGTTATTCACCCGCTTTTAGCTGAATCTGTGACTCAATTCCAAGCGCAAGCATACCGCGAGTTATTGCCAGCCACAGGGCCAGTGCGAACTACTGTTGTAGGTGCGCAAAATGAGATGGTTGTAAAGCAGGCAGAGCGCGTTAAGAACTTTATGAACTATATGATCACGTATG